TCTACTAAATATTTTTTTGAAACAGCAGATGGCTTGGTCGTGAACGACATCGATGATTTGCCTATGCTCAACATGGAAGACTTGAACAACATACACGACTTCAATCAATCAGATAAGGTCACTTCCATTTTAGATAATAAAAACAAACTTACTGCTGATCCAGTAGATGTTGGCCAAAGAAACGATACCTTGGCTAGATTGATTGGTAAATGGATTAAAGAAGGTTGGGGTTATCGTGAAGTATTAATTAAATGTTTTGATTGGAATCAAACTTTGCAACAACCTTTACCTTTTCCAGAAGTATTGCAAACGTGTATGTCGATTACTCAAGGACACATCAAACGACACCCAGAAGATACGGAAGCTGGAATACTGCAATGGAAAACTAGCGAATGGGAAATAGATTTAAGAGATGAACTCAAAGAGATACTTGAACAAGAAGATCCCATTATTGATCAAAAGCGTAGAGATGATTTAACGGACCCACTGGGTTTAAGACCTTACAACGATGAGTTTTGGACTGGCTTAGAACCTAATTCTATTGGTCAGTTTTGGGGCGATTGTTTTATCTTTGAACAGTCTAGATGTTTATTGATTGGTAAGCCTAAGATAGGTAAGTCGCATTGGCTTGGTGGTTTTGCCGCGGCAGCTACAACTGGACAATCGTTTATGGGCAAACCTTTTACGCGTCCTTGTAAAGTTATGTGGTTGCAAGCAGAGATTATCCAGGAGTTCTTAAAAAATAGAATCGATACTTACTATCAACCTTACATGCACGACCCAGAATTGATGGCGATGGGACATGCCAACTTGATACCGACTGGTAGATTAAGAAAGAACTTAATGAGAGATAAAGATATTGATGGTATTGCTAGAAGTATTGAATATCATCAGCCAGATATTGTGATGATTGACCCTATCATTAACTTCTTTGATGGTGAAGAAAACAGTAACCAAGAGATACATAATTTATTATCTAGAGTAGATCGTTTGATTGAACTCTTTGGTGTTGCAGTAATCATCGCGCATCATACTGGTAAAGAAAGGGCCGACGATGCTTCGTTTATGTCAGCGCGTGGTGGTTCTGCTTTTGCTGGGTGGATGGACTCTGGTATCAAACTCATGGGACAAAAGCCAAATGTCACTATGTTTTATGAAGCGAGAAACGCAAGAGAGCCTGATACACACTTAGCTAGATTTGATTTTGAGAAAGGCAACTGGGATATGGTTGACTTTGACGAGGGTCCTGACGAAGTAGAGATTGCTCAGAAGGTAGCAGACGCTATGGACAGAACAGTATTTTATACAAGACAAGAGCTAGAATTATTGGCAAGACAAGCATTGAAAGAAAACAATTTGCCTAGTGGCGAACGAGCTGCAAGATACGCAGTCAGTCATGTGCAAAAGTATTTGGGCGATATAGTTAAGACTCATGCTATCCCTGGAAAGCAAACTTGGCACTATCGATTTGATAACAAAGGTAAGAAACCTTGGGAATAACTGGTACGATTTATTTATGATCCCTTTCCCAGATAAAAAATACAGTATCATTTATGCTGACCCACCTTGGCAGTATGATAGAAATGGCAATCACTCTGCAGAATCTGTTTACGATGTTATGAGTATTGATGAAATTAAAAGCTTACCGGTAAATGAAATATCAGCAGAGCAATCTCATTTGTATCTTTGGACTACAAATCCTTTCTTACAAGAGGGCCTAGATGTTTGTAAAGCCTGGGGCTTTGAATACAAAACACTTATTACTTGGCTCAAAACATATCAAGATGGAACACCTGTGATGGGTATGGGTTATTACTTTAGAGGTTGTACTGAACATATTATCTTTGGTGTAAAAGGCAAGAAGCTATGTGAAAACAATGAGACAAGAAATATAATAATAGATCGTGCTACTAAACATTCTGAAAAACCGATAGATGTTAAAAAAATTATTGTTGAATGTAGCGGGGATCTACCCAGAATAGAATTATTTTCTAGACCTAAATACGATTTATTGTATGACGAGACTAATGATGGTTGGGATGTTTGGGGTAACGAAGTATGAGATACGACGTACAAAAATATTGTATTCAGTGTCAGATTTGGTTCAAAAACGGTTGTGCAACGCTGATTGGCGATTTTGCACAGCGTCTGAGAAAAGTCAATAAAATCAATGACTTAACGATTGTGCGGTTGTGCAATTGCACATGCCTGCACATGCGCACAGCGTACGCTGAAACCCTTATGTTTATTGGGTTGTGCAGTTGTGCGGTTGTGCACTTCTATAAGAAGGGAAAGAGTGGGGATAAATCCCACATTCCCACTCCCTTTTTCTTTCTTAATTTAATTAATAAAACAGTGAGGTAAAACATGGGAAAAGTAAAAGAGCTATACATGGATATAGAAAATTCAGCAGCAGATTATTTACATGATTATCTGAATGATAAAAATTTAAATTTGCCAGAATGCAGATATAAGTTCGAAGCTGAACATGGGTGTGGCGCTATGCACATATTCGATGAAATATTTGAAGGTGCAGATATACTAAAAATGAATGGCCACAAATGAGAGGTACGAAGATAAGGTACAACGGAAGGTTGTCAGAAAAAACTTTAGAAAACATAAGAATCGGTGTGAATAGGAGGTTGAATGCGAGGCAAAAACAAAAGGCCAAAGCTGAACGATGAGATTATTCATACCGAGTACACTTACAATAGAGTTAATCAAGGAAAAGTAATACAATTGTTGGACATGCAGTTCTTGTATCAGATGAAAGATGGTGCGATTAGACACTGCATGTTTGATGAAGACTGGAGATTTGTAGTAGATGGCAAAACCAAAAAAGAAACTAACTAAAATGCAAGAGGTCTTTGTGAACCTTATGGTTTATCAGGATCTCAATCAAAGTGAGTGTGCTTTTCGTGCGGGATTTAAAAATCCAGAAGTTATTGCGAGTCGCATGATGAACAATGAAGAATATTCGCATGTCCAGGAGAGGATTAGGGATATGAAAGCTCTGCAAAGGAAGAAGTACGATATTACTTTTGAGAATGTAGCCGGGAAGTTAGCAACAATCAGAGATGCAGCTGCGGCCGATGGCTCGTATGGACCAGCAGTAAATGCCGAGATTGCCAGAGCAAAATTAGGCGGACTCATGGTTGATCGTAAAGAAGTGCGGTTTGGTAAGATTGATTCTATGAGCAGAGAAGAACTGGAAAATAGATTGAATCAACTTATAGAAGAAAATCAAATTAGATCCATAGATGGCGAAGTCAGAGTAATTGAAGATGGCGATTAATCTTTTTGAGTTACTTTAAGATATTCTTTATACAACCAATCTAAATTATTTATTAAATATATTTCGTAATCTATTGGTTCTTGATTGTAATTTCTGCGTTCTGTTAATGCTTCTGCATGCATGTTTCTAGTGTATGCAGAGAAAGGTAAGTCCATGATCATGTATTTTCCTCGTGCGTTTTGATTAGTTTGTTTAAATACCAGTTTGCTTTGCGCAAATCATCTAGCATTTTTCCTTTGTATTCGTGACGCCAGACATATTTCATAACATTACCTTTGAGATAACCTTGAAATTGTCTAGTAGTCATTGAAGCTTGAATGGCCTCAATACATTCAATATCCCCAGTGTTGTAGTGTGTTGGATTGTTTATTAAATCTGCGTCTTTTATCTTTTTACTCGCCATTGTTTATTCTTCTGCGTGTTTTCATATAACAAGATCGACAAAATGCTTTTGGATATTCATGTGGTCTAGTCATCTCGCCATTTACCCAAAGACCTTCTTCTTCTGGTACTTGTGCGTTGCAACTATCACAATAGTATTCAACTGCTTGAACGCCTTTCTTCCAAATAATTACTTCCATTAGTATTTTTCTCCAAAGATTATATTAAATTCTTCATCTGTAAGATCCAAACGAAGTTTAATAATATCCCAGGCATTGTCAATTTGTGCGTCTTGTTCAGTATATGGTTTTGCTCGATTGTCAAATAGTTTCTTCTCGATCACATTTACAGCTTCAACTGGCGTCATTTTATTTTTACTCATGCTTCTCCCTTAAACTAAATTTCCATCTTCATCAAATTCATAATTATTTGCTTCAACCATTTCTAAAAAGTTTTCCTTAGAAAAGTGGTAGCGATTATCTTGAAACCATAAATCAAACATCTTATTTTGAATTTCTAAAGCAAGATCGTTTGCTGTCCATTCGCATAAAACATCATATTGTTCATTATTCAATAAATCTAAAGTAAATGTTTTGAGGACATCACAAAAGAAAAGACCATTACCTTCATAATCTTTTAATAACTCTTTGTAGTCTTTGTTACTAAGATAATAATCTGGTTTTAATTTTATATAACAACTTCTATCTGGATTTTCAGAATTAGACAATGAATAATCAAAAGTCATATTTAAAGTTTCAGCAAACTTTTTGAAACTATCTAAATTTTCATCAGCCCAGGGGTTTATATTGTTTGGATCATCTAACCAAAATTCTTGGTATATATCATTACACAATTCATCATCTTTTTTTAAATCTTCAAAATCATAGACTGTATATTTTTTAGTTATTGTTTTCATGCTTCCTCTTCCTCTATTTTGTAATTAAATCCATCTGGCAAAAAAGGCATATAAAAACTATCAACGTAATTAACAAAATCTTGAAAATTATTGAAAGTTTGTTCTTTGCCTTTATCATCTATAATTACTATCTTGTCTTGAATACTCATGCTTCCTCCTTCAGTACTTTTGGATTAAATTCTGGTAGCTCATAATCAAAATTTTGTTTAGATAAATCTAATGGTTTTTGATAGCTACATAATTTTTCATATAGAGGTATTGAATATCTATTCCATTCAATTCTATTTTCTAATGCTTCAATAAGATCAAATAGTTCTTCTTCGGTTATGTCTATTTTCATGCGTCCTCCTTTTGCGATTTAAATTTGCGCTCTATGCTTTTAAATAATTTTTCTGAGTCCTTGATCGTGAGATTTAGATCCTCTTTCAACCATTCTGGAAACAAACTGCGTCTTGCATAAAAATCTCCAGCGTTTATATCAAAACACAATTTTAATAAATGTAATTCTTGTTTGGTAAATTGTGGCATTTGTCCTCCTAAATTAATTCTTTGTTATGTTCGTATTCGCCTTCATTCATGCTTTCAACCCATGTCCATTTGTTATTTATTTTGTAAAGAATATCTTTAAAACATGAGCCACCACCATGAACGACTAACGCCATATCTCCCGCCCAACCTGGACTATCTGGAGAGTAATTTTCTAAAATAACTGCGTTGCATATATGGTTAGCTGTTATTTCAAAACCGCCATAATGTTCGTTCAATGTTTTTGCGATTTCTTGACGATCTTTTTCTGTAGGTATGCTCATATCTAGTCCTCTATTTTTTGTATTTGTCTTATGTAATTAAATAATTCTGTTATGGTATCTAGCCCAACAGTTTCCCAATGTTCATAATTATTTTCGGCCAGTCGTATAAAGACAGCAACATGCCATTTGTCCCCTTCATAATTCTCAGTTATTTCAAGGTCAAACTCATTCTGTCCAGTTGGCTCTGTTTGTAATGTGATATTGAAGGACAAGCTCATTGCTCGTCCTCCTTCCAAGACCTACAGTCTGGAAAAATATCAGCGTATAGCTGTGCAACTGCTACCATTTCTGGAAACAATTTCTTAACTAACTCTGTGTTTCTGCCATCAAGCAAAGATATTGCTTTGTGCATTTGGTCTATGGCCTTGCTCATTTCAGGTGTTCTAGTAGATGCAAAACCTTTATCTACTAAATACATTGCTACTAAATCGTCAGTAGCTTCAAAGTAATTTATAAACTCATTACTTTTTTTTGGTTGGTAATAATCTGCCATGTTTTTCTCCTTAATTTAATGGTTTTGGTTTATCGAGAATTGAAAAGTACATTAAATAATTAATCATCTTTTTCCAATGAAATCTAAAATCTTCGGAATTGAAAAATTCTTTTCCGAATTCATTTAGACCATGCTCAATACAATTGAAATGGTGTTGGATATCATTAAAAACAAAAGTATCTTTTTTAATTAACTTCAACACGTCTTCAATGTTAGGCATTTCTTCTTTCATAGATTTACTCCCTAAAAATTTATTAATTAATACAAGAATTATACATATTTTTACATAAAATGACATATATATTTTAGATAATAAAAGTTAATAAACTTTTTCGCATTTCATTGATATAGATTAATAAATACGATTTCGACCCCCTCGCACACATAATCAAAATGTTTTCGGTTTCGTGCGTGCGATTTGATCTAGTGCGATTTGCGATTTCCAGATCTGATTTTAAAGTGCGAGTTGCCGGTAATCCGATCTGCGATTTGCGATTTATAAAAAAGAAACCCCAGGGTCCGAAGATCCTGGGGCACCATTAGGAGAACAAATTTGTCGAGAGAGTTCGACAAGTGCGAGTTTACCATTATAAATGTGCGAATTGCTACTAATTTATGATCTGGCCAGCGCGGGAGGAAGGGCCGGGGGGAATGGATTGGCCCTTCCAGGTTTGATCTACGCGTTAATTTGGATTTCGGTTGGGGAAATCTTTATTCTGAGTGGCTGTCCTTTTGCAATGTTTAGT